AAGACCCGTAGAGAGTCAATCTTCATACAAATCCTTGAGACCTTGTTACCTGCTGAGGCAGAGATACTTTGTCTTGTAAAAGATCAAAGACTTGTATCAAAGTATCCTACACTAAATCAAGAGATTGTTGCTGAAGCATATCCTGATATTCAGTGGGGTGGTAGAGGAGGTACTAAGTATGAAGTAGGAGTTGTAAATTGAATACTAATTACACTCCTTCGATATCTATCCTCCATGAAAATTGTAATCCTCAGGAGGATAATAATAGTAAGCTCCCTTACAATGCATACTTGACATGGTACAAAGTTGACGATGTAATCAAGTATGATATTGCTATGGCAGACAAGCAGTCAGAGATCTTTGATAATTATTATGATAGATATCAAAAGAATTTTATAGGCATGAAACAATCTGATGGAATGGTTCCACCAAATCGTTGGAACGTTGCACCAGCACCTCCTAAGAAAAGGAAAAAAAGAAAGAGACCTGAGGGCCCTCATGAGTAAGAACAAAGATGGTGATGAGATGCTACGAGCACAAATCGATGCACTCATCCGTGATGAAATCCAAGAGGGAATCAATGATTACGTAGATGATACAGAGAAGGCTGCTGCTGAGGGTTTTGGTATTACTAAACATGGTGATGAAAAACTTAAGGTAAAGGTATCTAATAATGAAGTTGAGAAACTCATCAGAGAATATAAAAAACTTAAAAGAAAAGAGAAGTCTAATCTAAATCAAATCAAATTATTGGATCAACATGGCAGACATCTCAAAAATTGATACTCAGGGGATGAGTGGTGAGGCAGTGGAAGGATGTAAGGATAACGTATATCCTCATGATGCCAATGGTAATCCAATCTATCCACCATTTAATCCTACACCATTAACTTTACTTGAACCTAAACTCAAGGAAGAACTTAAGGAACTGATTAATGAAGTCCTTGATGAAAGAGAATATAAGAAAAAACTTAATGGTCCTTACGATATGGATTTTGACTCATGAGTGTAGAAGCAGGTGGTTCAGATGAAGGTTATGGATTTGCAGGTGCTAAGACCATCATCGATGAACATGGATGGAGACAGAGAGCACCTGTTTCTGATAGAGAATGTATAAGGATATGTCTTCATAACTGCATAAATCTTGCTGGTCTTGATAAGAATCAAGTACAACGATTATATATTAAGTATGGAGGCAAAAAACCAACATGAGACTAGGTGTTATGTGTTCTGGCAACGGAACCAACTTCGAGAACATACTCCGAACCTGTAACAAAGATGAAGTTGTGATGATGATTCACAACAAAAAAGAATGTGGTGCTCTAAAGAGAGCAGCTAAGTATGGTATTCCTCACTGCTATGTGAATGCCAAAGAAGAAGATAAGATGGTTGAATTGTTTAAGGCATATCGTGTTGATCTTATTGTGTTAGCAGGGTATATGAGAGTGATCAAAGATCCTACTGCTTTCCCTGCTCCTATCATCAATGTACATCCTTCATTGCTTCCCAAGTACAAAGGATTAAACGCTGTTCAACAAGCAATGGAAGCAGGTGAATCATTTACTGGGTGCAGTGTACACTATGTCAATGAAGAATTAGATAGTGGAGAAATAATACTACAGGGACTTGTACCCATTCTCCCTGAGGATACCATTAAATCATTGACCAAGGCTATTCAAAGAAAAGAATATGCCATACTACCACTAGCAATTCAACATGTTAAGCAACAACTATTACAACAAGTTAGTTGATATCTGCTGCAGAGTAGTATCAACTGATGGAGAGGTGACTCTGGAAGAAAGGATCTGGATGACTAAGTTAAAGGAGCATAATAGACATGCAGAGAAGGTTGTCAATGGATTTGGTATCAAGTAAACCTATTATTTAGGGGTTTAAAAGATGTATATATAATGTGTTCAGGGATGATGGCTCAACCTATGAACTTTATACACTGAGACTCTACTACTAGTGTGGTAGGGTCTTTTTTAATGTATAAATAGCAGTTGAGCCATTATACTGAATAAATGAATTCACTGAATGAACCCTCATTAGAGGGGGAGACACTAACATTGTGTCAAATAATAGAAGAAAGTTTCAAGAATGATCCTAAGATCTTAGGAGCAGTTAAGAGACTAAAGGGCAAGGCAACCATATGGAACAGGACTAACAATTCTCCAAGTGGCACACATACTTGACTATATAATATAACTGTGTTAGTATTAACACAATCGTTCGACCCTTATGGGTTGCAAGTAAGTCACGGAACGGAGCGTTCATCCTCATGGAAGTTCTATTAAGCACCCTCCTTACGTGTGAATATGCTACAGGTTTGGTTGACCAGATCTATAAGCAGCATACTAACACTCCAAAGTCTGAACTAGTTCAGATTGTGGCAGAGAGTACTGAACCAGGATGTTTTCCAGAGGACGCACATGACTGAAGGAACGGGGCCTAAAAATCCAACTACTTCAGGAGTAATCCAATGGCACAAGTCACTTATAGAGGAGTCAAGTATGATTCCGAAGCGTATCGTGAAATGGTACGAGTAGAAGCACAGAAGAGAAACCATGATCTAATGTATCGTGGTATCAAGGTAGAACGTAAGTTCGCATCCAAGAGTTAGTCTTTTCTGTACTGACTTACAGATATATAAAGGAGGGCTTGACACCCTCCTTTTTTTATGACATAATTTATTTGTTGGGTTGACGAACCTGACATGGGAGTGACTGAATCAAACTTGCTGGCATAAGGCTAGTTAAGGTGACGGGACACAGGTGGTGCTGCTATCGTAAGATAGAATCGACTTACCAGTCGGGTCTCGGACAGTGAGGTAAAAATCTACAAATGTAGCAATGCCCCTTACTTGTTGGTACACATTAATCCAACCTCCCACCCCCTCTTTTATAAATACCTTATGGACAAAGAGAGATTAAAGTTGATTGTTAAGAACCTCAAACTCTTGGTTGATTCCTTAGAGTCTGAGGTTTATTCTGATGTTGATGCTTATACATCAGATTTACCTGCATTTTCTGCACCTCCTAATGATTATGAAGAAGTCTTCAATGACGACGATGGTTACCCAGACTAGACAGTATGCATTGTCTATATTGATGAAAGAGTTTGGAGACACTCATACTAACAAAGCAATCTATGAGTGTGCTGATGATTGGTGTAGTAAGCACGTGAACACAAGCGGAATAGTCTCCTATTTTAAAGCGTACTACGGTAAGTATGAAAGACAAGAAGGCAGCCAAACTAATACTAAAGAGGGCAAAGAAACATCCTGAGTTATATTCTAAGGAAGAAATAAACTTTGCTAAGAACTTTAAAAAACGACTCAAACTTGAAAAGAAACAACATGAACGTGAAGTTGGTGACAGTAACTCCAGAGGCGGAAAAAACAATGGGGTACGTAGCGAGGGTGAGCAACCCAAAGAATCAAGACAATCCAAACGTCAGTGGTTTGCTAAGTTATTGCATCAAGCACGGTCATTGGTCGGTCTTTGAACAGGCATACATGACTCTGGAGATCAACACTACCAGAGGATTAGCAGCACAGATATTAAGACATAGATCATTCACCTATCAAGAGTTCTCTCAAAGGTATGCTGATAGCAGTATGTTAGGTAAAGAGATACCTTTGCCAGAGCTACGTAGACAGGATGATAAGAATAGACAGAACAGTATTGATGATGTAGATCCTCTTGTTGTTCAGGATTTTAATAGTAAGATGCAAAAACATTTTGTAGATGGGATGCGTTTGTATAAAGACATGTTAGATGCAGGTATTGCTAAGGAGTGTGCAAGATTTGTATTACCTCTTGCTACTCCCACTAAGATATACATGACTGGTTCATGCCGTTCATGGATACACTATATCAACTTACGTTCTGGTCATGGTACACAGAAAGAACACATGGATATTGCTAATGAATGTAAGAGAATATTCTCCGAACAATTCCCAGTGGTGGCAGAAGCCCTTGCTTGGTCTAAATAACAGCACATTATTAAGTTTTATGGCAACCTATCCTGTAGTCAACACAAAGACTGGTGAGCAGAAAGAAGTGAAGATGAGTATTCACGATTGGGATCAGTGGCGTACTGATAATCCAGATTGGTTGAGAGACTATTCTGATCCATCTACTATGCCTGGAGTGGGTGAAGTAGGTGAGTGGCAGAATAAACTTGTCGCTCGCAATCCTGGGTGGAATGAAGTTCTAGACAGAGCTTCTAGAGCACCTGGTTCTAAAGTCAAAAAGATTACCTAACATTTATGCCAAGAAAGAAAAAGACTGACGATCCCATTGGAGTAGGACTTACGGCTAAACAAATGAGACGTAAGAAACCTATCAATGCAGATCTACTTGTAGACATTGATCCTCTTACTAGCAATCAAGAGAAATTCTTTGAAGAGTATGACGCAGGTAAACATTTGTTTGCCTATGGATGTGCTGGCACAGGTAAAACATTCATTGCATTGTACAAAGCACTCAAAGAAGTTCTTGATTTAGATACACCATACGAAAAGATTTACATCGTTCGTTCTCTTGTATCCACACGTGAAATTGGTTTCCTACCAGGAGATCATGAGGATAAATCTTATCTCTTTCAGGTTCCATACAAGAAGATGGTCAAGTATATGTTTCAGATGCCATCTGATACAGACTTTGAGATGTTGTATGGTAAACTTAAGACTCAAGAAACTGTTACCTTTTGGAGCACTTCATTCATACGTGGAACTACATTAGATAATTCTATTGTCATTGTGGATGAGTGTCAGAACTTGAACTTTCACGAGTTAGATAGTATAATTACTAGAGTAGGAGATAATTCTAGGATTATTTTCTGTGGTGACGGAGTTCAAACTGATCTTCGTAACAATCATGAACGTGCAGGACTTGGTGACTTTATGAAAGTAATTTCTATGATGGAATCATTTGCTGCTATTGAATTTGATATCAATGATATCGTTCGTTCAGGGTTGGTTAAAGAGTACATCTTAGCAAAGCATTCTCTTGGTATGTTATGAATTTTATTCATCATAATTATCTCGGTGACATTGAACTTGAAAAGAAAGAAACACCTGGTTGTAGACTATACCAAGTCCCCAATGGTGAGTGGGTTCCTTCTATAACTTCGGTTACATCTTTCTATAATAGACACATCTTTGCTGAATGGCGTAAGCGTGTGGGTGAGGAAGAAGCAAATCGCATCACCAAGAAAGCAACCACACGTGGTACAGATTTTCATGAGGCAGCTCAAGGATATCTGGAGAATAAAGAACTGGACTGGAATAACTTTCTTCCTGCTACACAGTTTATGTTTCACCATGCTAAACCTCTCCTTGATAAGATTGATAACATACATGCCATAGAAAGGACACTCTACTCAGAGTATCTTGGCATTGCTGGTCGTGTTGATTGCATCGCTGAGTATGAAGGTGAACTAGCAATCATAGACTTTAAAACGTCTGAGAAGATTAAACCAGAGAAATGGTTGGAAAATTATTTCGTTCAGGAAACTGCATACGCATGTATGTACTATGAGTTGACTGGTATATCTGTTAAGAAGTTAATTACATTGATGGTAACACCAGGCGGTGACGTAAAAGTATTTGACAAACGCAACAAAGACGAGTATATTAAGCTACTAGTTAAGTATATAAAGAAATTTGTCACCTCTAATCTCAAATCTCATGGTAATGGATAAAGAACTAAACGAAGTGTTGGAGAAGAAATTTCTTTGTCCATCCAAATTTGCACAGGATATAGAAAAGTTAGTGCAAGAAAATGATTCACTTAATTACATCGAAGCAATCATAGTTTATTGTGATGAGAACACAATTGAACTTGAGTCTGTACCTAAATTATTATCAAAGCCTTTAAAAGAAAAACTAAAGTACACAGCACAGGAATTAAACTTTTTGAAACGTACATCCCGTGCGAAATTGCCAATCTAGTTTGATAAAATCTCTAAAAAAAATTCTGCCAAATTTTCCCTCTATTACTTTTTTCACATGGAAGATGATCACTTACCAGAACATATTAATAATCTTTGGGAGGACATGGATCGTCTCAATGCATTGTATGAAGAACTTATGTGGGAGCATGATGTTGAATTAGAGTTCAAAGCAGACTATGAAAACAATCGGATTATTATTAAACCATTTGAGGGATGATGCCTTTTGAAACATATAAAACTTATCTTGCAATGAAGCAACACTTCACCAAGGATAAGTATGATTATCACAAGTATTGTGGTCGGTCTCGTGCTACCTTAAATGCATTTCATAAACGTAAGGACAGATACTTCTTTGAGAAGATGTCTAGGTCTCATCCAGATAAAGAGATAGAAGATTATTTCGTAGCTAACTTTGTATCATGTAAAGATCCAGAGACACTATGGATAGGAGAAATTATAAGGGAAGGAGATAGTAATTTTAGACAGTGGCAGAAGAAAGTTCAGTCACTGTCTTATGTTTTTAAAGAAGATGCTACTGCATTGTTTGATGAACATAGTATGGATGATGTCTTTGATTGTAGTAGTGGACACCCTCCTATATTAAAAAGTTATCTTGGTGGGTTTACAAGTTTGGAAACTTTGGTAATATGTGATAGAATACTTGGGTACGTTAAGAACTTCGATAAGAAGTTGAAGGATCCTGTGTGGGAAACCGTCAGTAGACGGATTAAAAAGTACACACCCTTCCTAAATATTAATGTACCACGTTACAAAAAAGTTCTAAAAGAGGTTGTCATTCATGGCCATGACTAATGATGAAGTGCTTAAAAATTTAAAAGAGCAACTGGTTACTGTCAGTGAGACTCGTCTTAAACTTCTAGGTGCTATTGATGTTCTCGAACAAATTCGAGACAGTCAAACTGAAACTGAAACCGAAACAACAGAGGAGGTTGAAAGAAATTGACGTTTTTCGATTCAGATCTTGTCCGAAAGGAGATGGCAGACATTCAAGATCTTCAAGAGGAGATCTATGGTAGTGTCTTTAATTTTCCTCAAATGGATAATGATCAAAAGGAAGAACATATTGACCTACTTATGGAACTTCTTGAGAAACAAAGGATACTCTATGCTCGTATGAGTTTATCAGATGATCCACAAGCGAAAAAAATGAAGGAGAACATTCAAGAGTCTGCTGTTATGATGGGGATGCCCAAGGATGTTGATATGGCCAATGTCTTTGCCAATATGGAGAAGATGATTGGGATTATGAAACAGCAGGTTGACAATAGTTCTTATTGATAATATAATATTCAGGTACAAACAAGCCAAATCTAAAAAACAAAAGCCAAATCTATGTCTTTTTCAAGCCTAAAGAAACAGTCTTCTCTTGGATCGCTGACCTCCAAACTAGTTAAGGAGATCGAGAAGACGAACACTACCAAAGGTGGTGCTGATGAGCGACTTTGGAAACCAGAACTGGATAAGTCTGGTAATGGTTATGCTGTTATTCGTTTCCTTCCTGCAACTGATGGAGAGGATCTACCTTGGGCAAAGGTATACTCCCATGCATTCCAAGGACCAGGTGGTTGGTACATTGAGAATTCTCTTACCACTCTTGGTGCTAAGGATCCTGTATCAGAATACAATAGGGACTTATGGAACAGTGGTAATGATGCTGATAAGGATGTTGTTCGTAGACAGAAGCGTAAGCTATCTTACTATGCAAACATCTATGTTGTGAAGGATCCCGTCAATCCTCATAATGAAGGAGGAGTCTTCCTATTCAAGTTTGGGAAGAAGATTTTTGATAAGTTAACAGCCGCTATGCAACCAGAGTTTGAAGATGAAACACCCATTAATCCTTTTGATTTCTGGCAAGGTGCAAACTTCAAACTTAAGATACGTAAGGTTGATGGTTACTGGAATTATGACAAGTCAGAGTTTGATGCTGCTGCACCTCTCCTTGATGACGATGATGCACTTGAAGCACTCTGGAAAAAAGAGTACCCACTTGCAGACTTTACAGCACAGTCTAACTTCAAATCATACGAAGATCTAGAACGTCGTCTTAAGTCTGTCCTTGGACAGAAACAAGCACAGCGTCCTCGCTTTGATGAGGAAGTTGTTAATGAGGAATTACCTCCAAGACCTGAAGAACAGATCGCAGCAACTGTAGCATCTGCTACTTCAGATGCTGATGAGGATGATGCCTTAAGTTATTTCCAGAAACTTGCTGAGGAATAATTAACCCAAGTTCGGGTTGGATGCTCTCTTTAGAACTGGGTTTATATATTCTGTAGATTCTTCATAATCTAAGAGAGTTTCTATATCATTCATTACAATTGACAAGTACTCAGACTTCAAGAGGTTAATGTTTCTTTTATCCTCTTGGAGTCTTTCTTCATATACACGGTAGGTGATACCTTTTATGGGACTTACTTCAACTAATTGATTTGTTCCACTGTCTAGAAAACTTAGTTTGAATGTTGAATCAACTTCCATTCCTTTGGGAACAAATATTTTTCCTTTAGAGTCTTTTATTTCTTCTGTTTCGTAAAATTTAATAACATCTAAAGCACTACTATCGTTACCATATTTCTCAGTCAAAAAGTTTCTATACTCTTGTTGAGTTAGTGGCCATTCATCTCTTACGTTGATAATATTATTTGAAAGAAGAACCACCCAGTCTAAAGTTGATTCTCCATAAACTTTATATGCAACTTCATCTGGACGTTCATCACCAACGATTTGATACTTGGTGAATGACATAAAGTCTGCGTATATGTCTTCTCTTATTACAGGTCTACGAAAAAGATTTTTAACAGTAATAAAATCCTTATTAGTTTTTCTCTCATTGATACGAGAGATGTACTCAAAGTTTGGTAGGTTGCGGAAGTATCTAGACATTTTAGAATCCTATTACGTTGTCGTTATCACCATCTAACTCTGTGTAATCCATATCTACAATTGGATCGAGTTCTGTGAATGACATACTTATATCATAAGCAGTCATAGATGAGTTGGGCAAGGTCATGTAAGTATTATCAGGTACATAGTTCACAGTGAAACTCGTAAGAGCACACTTCTTTATGACATTGATAAACGTATGCTGCCTTCCTTGCTTGTTATAAAATCTAGGTTGGAATACATTAGGAGAACTAAGGAATAGATTTGTTTGAGTTTCTTTTACTGACATTCCTTGTTTAAAAAATCTAATGATACTTCTAACCATTCTTGATTCTAAATCACTTCTTGGTGTGAGTCTGAAACTATATTGAAACTGACGTAAGGTAGGACCATTAAAGATGAGTTCCAAGTTTGGATTTAACATCTGTCCGTTGAACCTTCCTAATATTTCATTAGGTCTTTTATTAATTCCTGGTAGACCACCTAGAAGAAAGGCTTGAATTGCTTGTTTTCCTCCTTGTGTGTTATTACCGAGAGCATTTAAACCATTTTCTACTTCTGATTGAATTGCTCCAAAGAAATTACCTGAATTCATAATTCTAGCACCAGCCTGCAACCCACCCATTTGTAGATCATTAAACTCACTCTGATTCCAACTACAAGCATTAGTGTCTGCTAATTGATTGGGTATAGGAAGAGTAACAGATCCTATTGATGTTTTGTGTCTTCTGTCTGCTCTTCTTTCTCTTCCACTCACAGCACCTATTGCTGACAAAGGCTCATATGCATACTGTCTGATTGTTACATAATCAATCCCATCTAAAGTAAGAGGATATTTTAAATTACCATATCGTTTCCTAGCTACTGGTATTTGTCGTCGTGGTATTGCAGGTTGAGGTTTTTCTTGTAACCCTTGACTTGCTTTATCTGCACTATTTCCTGCTGATGATCCACCTGGATTCTCAAAAAGGTTTAATCCATCTGCATACTTATCTAATTTTTTTCTTAGTTCTGGATCTCCTAATTCTAGATTTGCTGATTGTCCGAATGCTTGTTTGACAGTTAGTTGATCTGTTGCTCCCAACCATGTACCATCTGATTTAAAAAAGTTACCAGTATCTAAATTTTGAGTGTACTCTGCACCTAGTGAGTCTGTAAATTTAGCGGCGACAGCAAGAGATTCAGGATCCCAACTAAAGGTTCCTGGTTTTCCTCCTACTAATACTTTGTTAGATACTGTTGACACTATTCTTCTTTTTAGTTATTTAGAACAAAATTTTGATAAGGTATTGTCTTTAACTCATCAATCTCTGATGGGTTCACATAATACAATTGTCCTACCACTTCCATAAAGGTGTAGTTTCTCATTCTATTCCAATGAAAGTTGTATCCTTTGAATCCATTCGGCATGTATTCAGTTACAGCAACCAAAGGATTAGTATCGTATGTAATGTTAGGAGTCTTTGCTTTGTAGATAAAAGTATAATAACTTCCTAAGTCAGGAACTGGTGTTACTCCATCTGATAATCTATCAATGATATCCACCATTAGATCATCAGCATCCTCCATACCAGTAAGGTTCTTCACCATACCTGATAGTCTATTCTCATAGGGTTCGTTTAATACCAAGTTCTTTTTCCGTAACGACTTTAAAAGTTAATTGTCTCATCTCACAGAATGATCTAGCAGCTTTCCATTTTGCTTGATTCTTTGCATACTCTGCCACTTCACGTATGAAGGTTCGTTTTTGTTTCTTCCCTTTCGTGGGAGGAACACATTGCTTCATTGGTTTAACTTCAATTACATATTTTTTAATCCTACCATCACTTTCTTTGATCTTCATGTAGAAGTCTGGATAGTAACGGTGAGCTCTATTGTCTAGAGGAGATATGTATGGTATGAAGAATTCTTCACTACCCCATTCAAGTATATTTGCATTACGATCACACCATTTCATAAACTTTAGTTCCCAAAGGGATCTATAAATTATGTTTCTTGAATCACCTTTGTACTTATTTGATTGAGTTGGGGTAAACTTACCTTTATATGACATACATAGTATAGGGAAACACCATATGGTATTTAGATGGCTGGGAACATACCAGGTACTCGATACAGTACAAGTAAATTTTTAAATAGGTTTGGTAATCTGGCACAGAGTAGTCAGTACAGGTCTCATATTGCATTTAATCAAAATATTTTTAATGCGTTGGTAGCAAATAGAGTCCCTCGTTTCTTACTAAGTGAAGCAGGTATGCTTTGTAAAGCAACCTCTCTTCCTGGTTCTCAGATATCAACACATGATGTGAGAGATTTCTATGGTGTTGTGCAGAAGAGTGCATACATGCGTCAATTTGATAATACTATTGACCTAACATTCTATGTTGATTCTAATTATCAGATCATGTATATGTTTGAGGCATGGATGGAATATATCATGCCGTTGGTAGGAAATAATCCAAAGGCATCTACATCAAGTTTTGTTGCCAACTATCCAGATAATTATAAGTGTGATCTATATCTTTACAAGTTTAATAAAGACACTGATGCTCCTTGGAGAGTGGTTAATCCTTTGACACCTAAAGGGTCAATCGTCTATTCATTTATTAATGTTTTCCCACAGAATATATCATCAGCTGACGTATCATATGATCCATCACAGAACCTTGAGTTTACTGTGACATTTTCTTATGAAAGATATGTTACAAACAAAACTGGAATTAGAAATCCAGGTAATCTAGGACAGGATAGTTTTGCTGGTCGATCACAACCATTGAAAGATACTTCTAGAGATAATCCTTCTAATCCTTTAACTCATCAAGATGGATCTCAATCTCCTATAGAAGATGATTCTCAACAACTTACAAATGAAATAGGAAGCAAACGATATCCTATAGACACCACACAAAATACTAATTCAACTATTAACAAGGAGACTGCTGAACCTGGTACATCTGATCAAGCAACTAGGGGTAACATAAACATTGACGGAGCAGTGGGTGACTTTCCTTCTGCAAATAATTCAGATGGACAAACTAGTGGTGATGGTGTCCTTCAAAGATTTAAGAGAGGAGGTAGTAACACCATTGCATAAAGTCTCTAAATAAACACACATAATATTATATTTTGTTATGCCATTACCAAAGATTAGTACGCCAAGTTATGAACTTGAGTTGCCATCTACAGGAGAAACGATAACCTACAGACCTTTCTTAGTAAGAGAAGAGAAACTTCTTGTACTTGCTATGGAGAGTGAGAATCAAAAGGATATATCTAGAGCAATTAAAGAAGTTTTGAAGGCTTGCATCAAGTCTAATATCAAAGTAGACACACTTCCTACATTTGATATTGAGTATCTTTTCCTTAACATCAGAGGTAAGTCTGTTGGAGAGGAGATAGAAGTGACTATTACATGTCCAGACGATGGAAAGACTGAGGTTGATATAGTTATTCCTATTGATGAGATACAAGTTCAGAAATCTAAGAAGCACAAGGATACTATTACGCTTGATGATACTCTTAGTATGAAGATGAAGTATCCTTCATTGGAGCAATTCATTCAGACTAATTTTGATGTGAGTGGATCTAAAGGTTCTCAACTAGAACAATCTTTTGATCTCATTTCTCAATGTATCGATACTATATACAGTGATGAAGAAGCATGGCCTGCTGCAGAGTCTAGTAAGAAAGAACTCAGTGAGTTTCTTGAGCAGTTAAATACTACTCAGTTCCAAGACATTGAGAACTTCTTTGAGACTATGCCTAAACTATCTTATGATGTTAAGGTTACCAATCCTAAGACCAAGAAGAAGAGTACTGTTACTCTGGAGGGATTAGCGTCTTTTTTCGGGTAGCGATGTCTCATATGAGTCTTGAGGCATACTTTAGGATTAATTTTTCCTTGATGCAGTACCATAAATATAGCTTGACGGAGATAGAAAACATGATCCCTTGGGAACGTGATGTCTACGTTGACCTCCTCAAACAACACATAGAGGAAGAGAAGGAAAGGCAAAAACAGGATGGCAATTAACGCTAACAACTTTTTTAATCTTGAAGAGGAGGCTAGGACTCAGGGGACTTTGGGTGGCGTAAAGTTGACACCTGAACAAAGGAAAGAAGCATTCAGAAAGCAGGGTAAGATAGAATTTAAGACATTTGTTCAGAAGGTTTTAAATAAAAAAGAACCTATGAAACCTGTTGCACCTAAGGCATTGGGTGGTGGTGCAACAAAAGCATTACCTTCTTTTAGAGGAATGCTAGGTGCAGCACCAGAAGCACCACCAGAAAAAAGTGAAGTAGCAGAGAGAATAGCAAAAGCTTTTGATAGTAGACTGGATGATTTACTAAAAAATATTAGAGAGGATGTAGGTGGTATTCTTGCTGTGGTGGAGAAGCAAACTGATATAGATGAAGAGGAGGCAGTAAAAGAAAAACAAGAGAGTGAGAAAACAAAACGTCAGGAGAAGGAAAAGAAAACAGAGAGTGCTGATAAGAAACCAAAGACACCAGGTTTTATTAAAACATTAACTAAACCTGTCATGGGTTTATGGGAAAGTATTGTTAAAGGTTTTACGAACTTGTTGTTGGGTTGGGGTATCACAAAATTCTTAACTTGGTTTGGTAATCCTAAGAATAAAGAAAATGTAGAAGCATTTAAAGAGTTTATAGTGAATTCTGTACCTGTTATACTCAAAGGTATACTTGCAATCATTGGTCTTGGTATAGGATTAGAGGTATTAAAGTTTGTTAAACTAATAGCACTTGGTAGTGCTCAGTTATTAACAGGGTTGATTGGGTTGTCCAAAAGAATTGCGTTGTGGGCAGCATCTAACCCTTGGATTGCTGGAGCGATAGGTCTTGGTCTAGTTACCTATGGCATAGGTAAGATGTTGGGTAAGGATAAGGTGAGTGAAAATTTAGCAGAAGAGAAACAAACAAAAATGAATGCCCTTGTAGAAGAGGGAATGGATCCTGGTTCGGCAGAAGTATTAGCAGATTCAACAAGATTACCAGATGCTGGTGGAGGTGGAAGTGTTAATAATATGAGGACTGCCACTGATATGCTTCAATTAAGAAACGATCCTTTAGGTGGTGGGTTCAGTAGATTTAATGAAGGTGGTTTTGTATCAGGCCCTGAAGGAGTAGACCGAGTTCCTGCAAAACTAACTGCTGGTGAGTTTGTAATGAGTAAGGGTGCTGTGCAAGAGTATGGTGCTGACACTCTTGCTAATATGAACTCTGCTGCTGGTGGGACTAATAGACCTAAAGGAAATGGGTTTGAAGGTGGTGGTCTTGTAGGAAATTTAAATACAATGACCAAATCTAAAGGACCAAGTGAAGGTGGTTTTGGTATGACGAGTGGTGGTAAGAATTTTATTGGTAGTGATCAAAAAAATCTAAGATTTACAGGCCCTAAGAAGGAAGCATACTTTTTAAGAGTCAAGAAGAAGACGGGTGAGATACAGATATGGAACGAAGAGTTTCTTTCTGATAAGTTTGTTGGGTCAATGGATCCAAATACTAAGAAAATAGATTACAATGCTAATCTATTTGGAGGAGCAAGAGGATTTGAGAAAGACTTCTTCAATAAACAAAAGAATAAGCAGATGGTTCTTAGTAGAGCAAGTGATTTAATAAAGAAATCTAGTGCTGCAGGTGAGATAACCGAACAGAAAGCAAATCAACTTATTAATAATCCTCCAGGTAAACAAAAGAAAAATAAAATTATTCCAGTGAACACCAGTGGAGGTGGTGGTGGAAATCAAAATGGTGGTGGCGGTGAAGTGCCACAAGAATTGATGTTCTCTGCTATTGATAGACAAAACCATTATAGATCAATGGTCGCAGCAATGTGTAACATACTAGAGGATGTATAATGATAGGACTAATAGGAAACATTGCTAAAGGTGCATTAACTAAGCCTAAGCAACAAAAAGTATCATCTCAGCAACTCATGAAGGGGATGGGTACTAAGGAAGATAAACCTAGACTTAAACCAAAGGGTGCTTTAGTTCCCTCTCCTGGTGGTGGTATTGTTAAAATTATAGACATAAAACCACCAGTTAAGAAAGATGTTGTTACTGATGGTGATCCTGCTCTAGAACAGATGCAGATCATTAATGTCAAAACGTTTGCCATAATAAAAGCATTAAAAGGACAACAAAATTCAAAGAAAAAGAAATCTAAGACAAAGAAAAATCTTTTTGAATGGTTTAAAAGGAAAAAAAGAGAGGAGAATAGAGAAGGACAAAAAAGGGGAGCACTTAAGTTACCTTTGATAGGAAAGGTAGGACAGAGTGCAGGTAATTTACTTGCTGCCATATTAAAGACTCTTGCTATATTATTTGCTGGATGGTTGACAAAGTATCTCCCTCAGATCATTGAGACTGTTCGTAAGTTTGTTGATATTATTGGTAAGATACTTAACTTTGTCAAACCGATTGCAATAATGTTACTTGATATAGGTAAGTGGATTGTTAATAATGGTACTAAACTTGCTGCTAGGTTGGTAGGAATTGATCCAAAAATTATTGAAGAGAATAGTATTATTCAGAACCTTAATGAAATACAAAAAAGATTTCCATTACTTGAAGCAGCCTTTGCTTCCTTCCTTGTATATAAAGGTGTGAGTGGCATCAGAAGGATAACACAACCTCGTGGTCAACAAACTGGTGGTCAACAATCAAGAGGTTCAGGGGGACAAAATTTATCACGAGGGCAGGGTGGTAATAGATTTAACGCACAAAGAAGCAGACTTAGGACAAGTAGTGCTACTCAACAAGTTAGGAATAGATTTGCACAAAGATTTGGTGGTGATGCAGCACGTAGAAGATTTGCTGGTAACGTAGGAGGGAGAACTATTAGCAGATCGCAGAGACTTATGACTGGTCTACGTGCTGGAGCTTCTAGATCAAAAGCATTATTGAGTAAGGTAGGTAAGATTGCTAAACTTCCTGTTATTGGTGGACTTATTGTTGCTGTTACTCAGTTGATTGCAGGAGAACCTATGAGTAAAGCATTGTTCATGGGAGTGGGTGCAGGTCTTGGTGGTATTCTTGGTGGATTAATTGGTGCTGCTGGTGGTCCACTTGCTGTTGTTGGTGCCATTATGGGTGAGATGCTTGGTACATTTGTTGGTGAGTTATTATATGAAGGGTTCTTAGGTAAAGGATGGAAAGCTGCTGGTGCAAAACTTAAAGAAACCTTGCTAGGTATTTGGAAAAACGTAGGGAAACCATTAGTTAATTGGCTTAAGGGTGTGTTTGGTACATTTGTAGAAAAATTTAAAGAAGCACCAATAAATAAACTACCCTTCGGTGCTACTAACTGGATTAATATATTGAATCCATTTATAACTGCTCCTCTTCTATTCAAATCTTTCTTTGCACCACCTAAAGATAATTATGATACTAAAGATACTATGAAAGGAGAAGTTGAGGGTGTCACACCACCACTACCTATGACAAACAGAGATGAACTTGAATTTAGTGGAACTTCAAACAATCAATCATCTAATGCAAACGTTATTGGTGAGTCTGCTTCTTATGATAAAGTAGAAGAGGGTAACACAACCATTATAAACACCGTCAGAGAGATGTCTTCTGGAGGAGGTGGTGGTGGTTCATCCTTGAGTTTAGTTGGTGGTAGTGATTTCTATAGGGCTGCTCAGTTAAATAGAAAGAAGTCTAACCTTGCACGAGTCTGGGCATAAACATGGCAATAAGAGATTATCAAGACGTATTAGTAAATGACAAGTATCTTGGCAGAGGTGCTGAGAAAGCAGAGATTAAAAAACTTACTGCAAAGAATCAGAAGACAGGAAGAGGTGTAGATCTCAAGGGTGGTCTAGTTGAATTAAAATATTTTGAAAGTATTTTATCTAATAACATTACGGGGAGAATAATCATAGCAGACACTGGATCTTCTGTCCCTGTTGATGAGGAGTTGAAGAATGTGCTAGATGGATTACCTATACGAGGTGGTGAAAATATTGATCTTAATATGTTGGACACTGAAGGTAATCAAATTAAATTGGAGGGTGCGTCAAGTGGAGATGGATTGTATGTCAATAGAGTAACAGAAGGATATACTGATGAGAGTATGTCTAAGACATTGGTTCAACTTGATTTATGTACTAAGGAATTTTTTAGTAATGAACAGACCAGAGTGCCTGGTAGGTATAGTGGTAAGATATCAGAGTCAGTTCAAAAAATATTAAAGAATAGATTGAAGACTGATAAAAATCTTGACATTGAGGAGACTGCTAACAGTTATAACTTTATAGGTAATGATAATAAACCATTCTACACCGTAACTTGGTTGATGACTAAAGGTATCCCCTCTGATGGTGCTTATGGTAAGACTGCTGGTTTCTTTTTCTTTGAGAATAAGGAAGGATTTAAATTTAAATCAGTTGAGTCATTGATTGGACCAACAAAAGGTGGTGGCAGTGCAGACAAAAAGAGAACTAAGAAGTTTCAATATACAGGTACGAAAAATATTAAGAGAGGATATAGAACAATAAAGCAATTCAAAATCAATAAGAACATTGATGTGCAAGAGAAACTTGCTATTGGTGCGTATAATAACACCACTACATTTTTTAATCCATATGACTTTACAGTAAAGAGTAAAGACTTTTCGATGGAAGATGATCAAGTAGGTAAAGTAAAGAGTGCTGGTAAAGATATAGCATTTGTTGCAAAAGAATTTAGAGCAGGATCTACCAGAGGTATGAGTGCCATACTTGACATGGGAACATTACCTGTTGGAAAGGATGCACAGGAACAAGTAGAGAATTGGAAGAAGGATAGAGAGAACTTAAATGATAAGGTGAGGGAAAGGATGTCTCAGTCAGTCACTAGATACAATCAGATATTCTCTGTGAGTGTTGATGTCCTGATAGAAGGTGACTTTTCTTTGAAGGCTGGTGATACAATATACTGTGAGTTTCCTGATATTTCTGCTAAAAAGGATGTGAGTAAGGAGACTAGTGGTCTATATTTGATTGCTAGTCTATGTCATAAGGTTGCTGGAGGAAAAGCCAGCACTTCTTTGAACCTTATTCGTGATTCCTTTGGAAAGAAAGGGGCTTAAATAAAGTAGGAGCAATTTAACTATGTCAACCAAAGTACCAGACCATGATTTAAATCATGAAGTTTATCTCGATCCTAAAGATGGTAAAGAGCATATCAATCATGGTATGCATGAGTATACGAAAGAAGATTTAAAGATGCATAACGATGCATTTCATGATCATGATGAGAACGAAGAAAATCTTGGTAATGCTAAGATAAATGATTGGCATACCCGTCATGAGGATAAGCATCTTGAAGTTTATTGTGACAACCACCCAGACGCACAGGAGTGTAGAGTTTACGACGAATGATTGACGAGTCGCTATTAAAAAGTCATAATATAGGTAAGGATGGATTCTCCTGGTGGTTAGGACAGGTATGTGAATCTAAAACTTGGGCAGCCAATTTTCCTGATTTGCCTGTTGATAGTGATAAGGATTTACCAGGATTTAGAAGAAGAGTTAAGGTATCAATTCTTAATTATCACACCTATTCAAAGGAAGATTTACCTAATGATGATTTGCCTTGGGCATATTGTTTGATGCCTACCAGTGCTGGCGGTGGTTCAGGTGGTTTCTCTGAGTCACTTGCTCTCACTGGTGGTGAGTGGGTGTTTGGTTTCTTTTTAGATGGTTCTGATGGTCAACAACCAGTCATCATAGGTCTGTTTGATAAGTCAACACAAGAAGATTTTAGAAAAGCAATACCTGATACTAGGTATGAACCTTTCTCTGGTTACACCACTGAAAAACCAGAACCTCTTACTAATATTAAAAAGATTGATACAGTAGAGACACGGGGTGTTGGAGATGCTGATCAACAAGCAGGAGAAGGTGATGTAAAGACTGATACTAGTATTACTGATGAAACTCTTAGAACAGAGCAAGGGGATGTTGTAGAGATATTAAATCAAGCAGAAACTTTTGTTAAAGAAAATCTAGATGCCACTGGTAACATGCAGATGGCAGATAACTCTGAGTGTGTGGACTATCAAGACGTAATTAGTCAAGCAACACAGAGGTTATCAAAGGTAACTACAATAACTGAAAAGGTAAATGGTATCTATGTTAATAAGTCTGATCTTAAGATAGGTAATATAGAGGGAGAGGAGAAGAGATTGGCATCCATTATTGCCACTGCACAAAAATTCTTGCAGACAAATGCAATGGGTGCAACTCTAGAGAAGATGGCAGAATCTGCCTCTAAATTCAATAGTGTTGCTCCACTGAGTCAGATGTTGAAGGCTGATGATGCTAATGATGAAGCAGCCACTAAACTTATTGGAACATTTGCTGAAATTATTGCTGGTCTTCCTTTGGATGCCAGTAATTTTGTTAAAGAAACGAAAGGGAAACTTGTAAGTCAACCACCTTGTGTTGTAGAAAATTATACTGGAGCATTGTTAGGTAAGTCTTTGGGTAGTATTGACTCAAAGATGAATGGTATAATGACAGATGTTAATAGCATACTTTCTTCAGCAGACAAGGCAGGATCCTTTGCCAAGATGGGCATGGGTGCTGCCAAGGCTTTGTTGGGTGGTGGTGGACTTAACTCTATTCTTTCGGAAGGATTAAACTCTTTAGGTGGTATAAGTATTGGACTAGATGGAATTCAAAAATTTAGTACATCATTCAAGAAAGTATATCCTGGTGAGATGCCACTCCCTTGTCCTGAAGGAAAAGAATTGAGTGCTTTGAGTGGTGGTATGGCCTTACCTCCACAAATGGAGAAGATGGGTAATGTTTTAGAGAAGTTTGCAGCAGATAGCACTGGACTTTCGCAGTTGGCATCGGGTATCAGTAATTTTACTGACATGAATTCTCTCTTTAGCACTGCTATTGATCTCGATAATACTAATATATTAGATCTAGGTGGTCTTGGTGGTATCACAGATGCTTTAAGTAAAGCAAAGAACCTAACAAGTTTTGCCAAGTTCCCTAGCGGTACTGGAGAGTCTATCATTGAATCCACCAAGACTATGTTGGCAGGGGGAGATACTTTTGATGCTGCTTTGTCTGCAGCAGAAACTATTTTTCCTGGTGGTAGAGAGTTTGTTAAGGATGCATTCGAGTATCAAATACAAGGACAAAGATTTTCTGGTAGTTCATGTGAGACTGGACCCATTGCAAGTGGACCTCCTATCATAGAGATATGGGGTGGTGGAGGAAAGGGTGCTACTGCCAATGCTGTGATAGGGCCTAATGGAAATCTTTTAGCAGTAGATGTAACAAGACAAGGACAAGGATACAATACACCACCATACTGTGCTGTGATTAGTAGGACTGGTGTTGGTTTTGGTGCAGTGTTGAGAGCAGAGATAGATGAGGATCTGGTTGAGAGAACTGGTTCATCAGGTGTTATTAGGATTGTGGTTGTAGAATCTGGTTCTAATTACTTGTCAAGTCCTGATGGTAGTGTTGGTGGTAATGGTGTCAAGTTTGCTGATGCTAATAACACAGTTGTTAAAGATAAAGAAGGTAGGTTCTTGCCATTCAAACCTAAGAGGGGTGTTAAAGTTCCTCCTGGTGCTACCATTTATCTTCCTGTTGGATCTACATGTCAGTTACCTGTTAGTGCCATAACAACTAACGGAGATCCTGTATTTGATTCTGCTAGTAAGAGAAAAGGAAAAATTAAATCAGTTCAAGTTAATTTAAGAAAAGGTTTTAAAGGATTCCAAAAGGTAACAGATGGATCAGTTGAGGGTGCTGGACCTATTCTTAGTATTCGTGATGCAGTTAACGATAGAAAGATTAGTAATCTCCTTGAAGTTCAAACAGGTAATCCTTTTAATCTTGACTATCAACCACCAAATATATTAAAAGATTATAGTGATAGAGTAATAAGAGCTAAGAAAGGGACCGTAGAGTTGTCAAGACTTGGTAGAGAGGGGGTTGATCCGACTGCTAATGATAAAGAATGGGTGAGACAACAATATCATTTTTTATTCTGTAGAGAACCTGATGCTCGTGGTTTTAGATATTGGCAAGAGAGACTTCGGGTAGGTGACACTAGAGCAAAAGTTCTATCAGACATGAAGATTGTCACCCCTGAATATGCTACTCGTCAGGCAAAGATTAGATCAGGTGAGATTAATCCAGAAGAATGTAAGTATAGATGGGATAAGATACCACCTAGAGTAGATAATTTCAGCACTCTAGATCCTTGGAATGCAGATCTTGAAGTTGGCACTATCTACACATTCAGAGGTGTGTATAATCATCACGAACCTTTAACTGCAGCACAAATAGAAGATCCATATGATTTAACTAGAGGTAACTATAGATATTTTGTATTTGATTATGTAATGGAAGTTTATGAAACTTCCTCAGGATATCCTTGGGCTGTGGGTATTGATCAAAATAAAACTAAGTGGTGGAAGTTAAATGAGATTAGATATGTTACTGGTACTCAAGACTTTGTTGATGGTGAGACTGTTACCAAATGGATGAGAGATTATCAGGGTAGATTATATGAATTGAATATAACTGTTTGTACTTTTGATGATGACACTGCTGAGGTGGTGGGTAATGGTCTAGCAACTAATTCAGAGGGATTTGAGGTAGTGAAGACACCTCTTCCATGTAATCCTCCTATCACTGAGACTAAAGATGCAAACTATCAACCAGTAAGATGGTTTAGACCTAGATTAGATGGCAATAAAGAATTTGATGAGGGTTTAGGTCACATCCCTGGCACTGAGAAACACACTCTTGCTAGAGAGATAGGTTTAATTTATAAGAGTTTTGGTGAGAAAAAATTGGGATATTCTTATCAAGATGGAAGAAAATATATGGATAAGGAGGGTCTTGAGTATTGGATACAAGCATATTTACATCATCTAAAGGATGTAAGAAAAGGATTGAGTTGTGAGAGTGAAGACGTTGAAATTAAACAATCAACTTCTGGTAAACCAGTGCCAGGAGGAGTTACTTTCAATGTTAAAACTGCATCACTTTATGCTGATAGCGTCAGGATAGAGGGTTTGAATATTAATCTTGGAAAAGAATATGGGGATGGAGTAGATATTAATCAGAGTGTTACCAGACAGGTTGAGTATGGAAAGGTTTATACTGTGACATTTAACAGTGTTCAAGGTGTTGAACGTTTGAGAAACAATGGTGACAATACTATTGAGATGGAAGATCTTCCACCAAATAGAATACAACCTGTTTATTTTGATGACATAGTAATTAGATCATCTGTAGGAAAGTTCTTTAACATACAGGGAAATACTTGTAGTTTTAAAGTTGAAGCTCTTACTCTTCCTTCCGTCACACAGACAAGAAGAAAGAAGATAGATCCCATTACGGAAGAAGAATATCAAAAGTACAAGAATAATTTAAATGAAGTTCCAGAACCCAATGCATTCGCATGTCTGAAGAGAGATATTCTACTCTCTGCCAAGATAAATTTTGATAAGTTTGGTTTGTTAACTAAAGAAGAATTTTATTGTGAATGGGCTAGAGAGTTTGTGGATGAAGTACAAAAAGTATTCAGACCTACTAATACAATAGGTTACATTGTCCCTTGTGGTGCTGAGATTACTACCCCCGATCCTGTAGTTGAGACTCCACCAACTACAACATATCCTACTACCTTAGAGGTTGATGAGATAATTATTAATTCTACTGGAGGAGGATACAATCCTGGTGATACATGTTTCTTTAATGGTGAAGAACTACCCCTTAAGTTGACTCCTAATGGTGGTGTGATAGGCATAGATGCACCACTTCCAGGTCCATTCTTAGATTATCCCATCATCACAATAAATAGCGACACGGGTGCTGGTGCAGATCTTGAAGTCACATTGAAAGTGGTTCCTGTCCCAGATGATCCTACATTATTACCTGCTAAAATTGTTGAGGTTATTGATTGTGTTGGTAAGAATATCTTTATTCAGGAGAGTTAATGGGTAAATCAGTAGAGGGAGATCCATCCAAGAGCACTAGATGGGCGTGGGCAAAACAAACACCTGATGGAGTTCTATCATCAGGTAATCTTTCTGCTGACAAAGTAAAACATGCATGGCAGTTGATGAGTGGGTCTGATCCTCGTCATCGCATTACTATGGACAAGGATGGTGCAAGAAAAGGACGCACTATGATTGAATCTCCTGGTGGGATGACTCTTAAGTTGGGTCAGGATATGGAGAGAGAACCATCAAGACCAGGACCATTTGTAGATGGATTAAGAAGCAGAGGTAACAATACGTTTGCTATTCAGATAGAAAATGGTAATCTAAATATTGATTGTCAGAATGGAGATCTTAACATCAGAGCAAGGAATATAAACTTTGAGATTGGTGATAAAGATAATGAGGGTGGTAACTTTACTGTCAAAACTAACGGTGCTTTCAGTGTCATATCTAAGTATGCTTTTCTTCATAGTAATGAACAGACTACCATTTCTTGCAATAATATGCTAAGATGTTTGGGTAATCAAAAATTAGAATTACTTGGAGGTATCACTAAGATGATGTCGAATAGTACCAGAGGCAAGAATGCTATTCAACCAGAACTTTTAGATAAACCACAACAAATACCAGCTAAAGTTGATCAACCTTATGAAGGTGGTCCTCAATCCGAAAATTATAATTTTAAAACAGGCAAATCTTACGGTGAAGCAATTCCAACTTAAAAACCATGTCAAACATTATTGATAGTTCTTTAATCTTAAAAGACCTCGTGGTGGGTGGTGGCACAGCACAAAAACCATGTCAACAGAAAGCTATTGGTGCAGGTAATGAACTGGCACATGGTAGTGTAGATGTATCTGGACTGGTTCATATTGGTGCAGAAGCATTTGATAAAGGAGAGGCTACTCTTATGGTAGCACCTAGTCATCATCAGAAATCTGATAGAGCAATGCATGTTGAGGGTAACGCTTTAATCAATGGTGATGCTGATTATGTTTTGAAGGTAGGCGGTAATGCTTTCTTTGATTTTGGTGATATCGGTGATCTTCAAGCAAGATTTGATACAGCAGACGGCAGACCTAAACCATTTGATATGGTTCATCCATCGAAGGGTGAGGGACATCGTTTAAGATACGCATGTATTGAGGGCCCTGAGGTTGGTGTTTACTATAGAGGTAGACTGAGGAACAAGAAAGAAATCACTCTACCAAATTATTGGAAAGATTTGGTGCATGTAGAGAGTATTTCAGTGCAGTTGCAACCTATCGGTGCTCATCAGGACATCATCATAAAGAGATGGGATGCTGAGAAGATATATCTTCAGTCTAATGGTGGATTGCCTATCGATTGCTTCTATCATGTGTACGCAGAGAGGAAGGATGTGAATGCTCTTATTACAGAGTATCAAGGTGCCAGTTGGCAAGATTACCCTGATAGCAAGTACTATGATGATCCTCAGTACCAAGGGGTTGTCAATACGAAGACAAAGTGATATAATGTTTTTATCTGTCAGATTATGATGAAACTCACTGGACGTTTAAAAGTTGGAAACCGCATTGTAATTCCTGAAGAAGTGAATCCAGAATCAATTGTGGTTCATCTCACACCTCATAGGGTGTGGCAGGAACTATATGTTAGTTCAATTAATTATGGAAAATATATTGAGGTAAGATCTAATTCAGGAAATAATATTGATTGTTTCTATGTTGTGGAGGCTGAAGAACTTGGATGATGCTTGGTTAACTAGATGTGTGGTTGATACCACTTCACGTACCTTCTATCTTTATAGTAGTGACGGTGAAACTAAGACTGTCACATGTGAAACCACTGATCAATTCATAGATGTTCTAAATTTGTGTCGTTCATTATTGAATGACGAATTAGTTTACACCGAACCAACTGTTTCTAAATCATGAAAATTGCACTTGCTACCCTTATTGCCCTTGGTTCCTGCACTCCTGCAATAGCAGATTATCAACCAGGATATTCTTCTAGTCGTACCTGTTTTAAGACAGAGTATCGAGAAGAATATGTACCTGGCACTGCTAATGATCCTGGTTATGTAAAATCATGGAATGAAACCTTAGAAGTTCCATGTAATGATGATGTAGCAGAGGGTAGAACATATCGTAGACATGTTACTGTCTATGAGAATGTAGACACCAATGATTGTTCTGAAGGTACAGTAGCAGGTGGATTGCTTGGTGGTGGACTAGCAGGGTTTGGTTCACGTGGTAAGGATAGATGGTGGGCAATACCTGCTGGTATCATTGGTGGTTCCATGATAGGATGTGCCATAGATGGGGGCTGATATATTATTTTAGCTTTTGATTCCATAAAAGCCCGAAAAAAAATTCTGAGTATTTTTTGCCCTATTACTTTTTTACAAATGACTGAAGATAAGTATTCTGACTTTTATTTGGAAATATGCAAATACTACGGGTATGAAATAAAAGATGGTAATTTTATAAAGTCTCAAAAACCACTAGAAACGACATATTTTGAAAAATTAAGAAAAGTAGATTTAACTTAATATTCTCTTCAAGAGTAAAAGTTCCTATATATTAAGCATAAGCGTATATCTTAAAATGAAGAAAATCTTATTGATTACTTCATTATTATTTTTGGGTGCTACTGGTGCAAGAGCAGATATTGTTCATCGTATCTCTGCTAGTACTCAGTTGACAGTTGATGCTGCAGCTTCAGCTGCAACTAGAATTGGTTCAACTTACAGTGTGCAGGGTAGTAATATTACTGCTGGTACTATGGGTGGATTGACTGCTGCAACTGCAACTGCAGCTGCTGGACATACTGATGGTGTATACACTGTCACTACAGCTGGTGATGCATTTAGCCTTACGGAAGCATTCACCCAAGGTGATGCTCCTGTTGCACTAACTGCTGGTACTGAAATTACCTATGATCCAGTTACATATAATAGTGACAATGAAGTTACTAATGCTGCTGGTTCTAACAACTTTGGTACTATTGAGCACTTACCTACTTTCGGTCAGACTACAACTAGTGCTGGTGGAATGGCTGCTACCTTAGCTGGTACTATTGCGACAGATGGAGCAATAACTTTAACAGCTGGCGGTGCTGGTACTACAGCTACTGGACAAGTTGTATCAGAGGTGACCGTGAGGTAGTAGTATGAAGAAGTTTCTTCTACTATCTTTGTTATTAATTCCAGGGGTTGCAAGAGCAGTCCCTGTGGTCCCCAATTTTCAACAGGGCTCAATGACGAGCCATACCGAAACTGAATCTACAGTAACGGAAACCATAAATTCCATTGATTATAGGACAGGATGGGAATACAGTGTGACTGGCCATGGGATCGAAAACGACGGACAACCGTTGAATCCCAACGTCAACAATTCCACGGTGACAATAACACCACAAACAGGAACAAACGGAAGCAGCGACGGAGCAACGGGCGTATTGACGAGTACGTTCGACTCTTTGGATATGGACAGTGCAGGAAGTTTCACCATATCAAATCCTGGAGGAGCATTTCAATTTACCCAAAGTTATTCTGGGCCAGGGATGACCAACCAAACTATAATACAAAGAGTAACCACTATAAAAAGCGTCACAGACACAACAAGCACCTTTACGCAATAGGGGCTTCACTACTAAGTTTAGTCAATCCCACCGTTGCATTAGCAGAGAATGTTGGTGGAGTATCAGCAACTGCTAATCCTATAGCTAATAGTTCAGGCTCAGTAACGAACCAAGCTATTCAGGTTTTACAAGGTCCATACGTAACTAACACTTACGGTAATCAGATATCTTGTCAAGGTTCTACTTTTAACGCAACACCATATATTCAGTATAGTAATTCATGGAAAGATCCTTTTGAGAGGACTTATCTAGAACCACAGTATGATAATACAGATTTTACTGGAAAAATAACCACTCAAACTATCACTGTAAAGAATTATCCTTGGTATGATGGGTGGAAGAGAGGTCCAAATAATGCTGATGGTACAATGGGTGATTATTTGTTAGATGATGATGGAAATAAGATACCTATTGAAGAGAATTGGTATGATAATAGTGTTAAACAAAATCCCGATGGAAGTATAATGTTGGATGATGATGGAGATCCAATTCGTTATTATGCTGATGGTGCGGATATGCCTTATGAGATAGAAGTAGATGGTCCTGATGGTATACCAGATAATCCTGGTAGTAAGATATGGGATAAACCAGTAAGAACTGACATGGTTGCTAATAATAATTTTAATATTGGATTATCTGCTACTCTATCAATACCACTTGATAAGAAATTACAGAAATTGTGTAAACAGGCTGCAACTACTCAAATAGAGCAACAAAAGCAATTGACTGCTAATAAGCGGTTAGATTTTGAGATAGCCCGTCTCAAAAATTGTGGTGAACTCATGAAGGCTGGAATTATGTTCCATCCCAAATCACCTTACCATAGTGTATGTGCAGATGTGGTAGTTGTTACACCACCTGGTAAGATACTACCTCATTCACACGATTTACCTCAACTTAACTTCCCTTCAGAAGACGAGCAGCCTTCACAGCAGCGTTCGCTTCCTTCTGCTTCAACTTCCTCTCCTGAAGAGAAAGAATCTTCTCCTTCTTCCCAAGCATCTTCTGAACCTTCGCAAGAGTTTTCTTCACAACAGGTTTTATCACCTTCAGGAGCAAATCTGCTAGGGGTTTGGCAAGTAGGGCGGATGTCGTTGCCACAGCAGCAATCCCAGCTGTAGTTGTTATAACATTAACAGAGGGTAAATATCGCTCTGCAAATGAAATATCTTCCCATAAGGTTACACAAATAAATTGTTCATAGTTATTAGGATCTCTCTGTAGTTCATATCCTGTTACTTTTTCTGTACCTGCTTGATTTAAGTCTCCCTCACGCCTTGCATTGGGTGGAGGGCATGGAACATCCTCTTTTGTTGTAGAAGGTGTTCTAGGAGCACCTGGAGTGCTAGGAGTGTTTGGTGGAGGAGGAGGATCACCTGTGTCTATACCTTCTGCTATTGGTGCATCTCCATAGATAGTTCTCCAAGTTAAATCTCTATAATCATAGTCAGGTGGATTATAATATGGCATTCCATTATCACATAAGACAACATTTCCTTCAGGATCGTTATCTACCAGCATTTTATTTCTATTTGCTGGATTTTTAGCATTCTCTTTGTGTGCTTTGACACAACCAGGCATATTAACAACAGGAGTTCCTATTCTTGTAGTAACAGGAACATTTTGTGGAATTGCATTTGGTTGTTGTCTTAACCAGATACGATTATCAGCAATTTGCCTAATTCCACTATTGACAACTCTAATATCTCTGACATTATTCATACGAATGTCAATATTATCGTTATCACGAATTTCTCTAACGGTTACGTTTATGCCGTTAACTATAATGTCAGGTATCATTTTTGAGGTACTTGATTACGATAGTCAGTGTTTGGTTCATTCAAACCTGTGATAGCACCAGTTGATTCAGGCCAAGCAATAATTAATGCCTCCTTGATTTCTTCTCTTACTATTTGACGTAGTGTAGTTTCTTCTGCTTTTGCTCTTCTTTCTGGTCCTCCAGTTTGTTTATCAATCACATGATTTCCACCAACAATCGTTCCAGTTCCAAGAACTGCGACTGCTGTTCCAGTCGATGCAATCTTTTGTATGTCCATAGCTATAAATAGGTTCCTCTTCTATTTACTAAATAAAATATAGCAAATACCTGGTTATAAAGAAGATGCCTCTTAGTCGTCTGCAAAATTTCCTTAAGAGTGTCAGGGGAAATATATTATATGTAAACCCTACTGATCTGGATGCGACTGATAGTATCGAGAATCAGGGTAACTCACTGACACGTCCGTTTAAGACAATTCAACGTGCTCTAGTAGAAGCATCAAGATTTTCCTATCAGACAGGATTATCAAATGACCGCTTTGCACAAACTACAATCTTGTTGTATCCAGGTGATCATGTAATAGATAATAGACCAGGTTTTATCGCAAACGATGGTGGAGGTGGAACTGCAGAATATACAAGTAGAGATGGCACAACTGGACTAGCAATATCCCCATTTGACCTTACATCAAACTTTGACCTAGAATCAGCAGATAACGTCCTCTACCAGTTAAACAGTATTCATGGTGGTGTTATTGTACCACGTGGTACTTCTATTGTTGGTCTAGATCTTCGTAAAACTAAAATTAGACCAAAATATGTTCCTGACCCTGAAAATGCAAATGTTGAGAGTTCTGCTATATTCAGAGTAACAGGTGGATGTTATTTCTGGCAGTTCAGTATTTTTGATGCTAGTCCAACAGGGCAAGCATATAAGGATTATACAAAGAATACATTCTTACCTAACTTCTCTCATCATAAACTAACTGTATTTGAATATGCAGATGGTGTTAATAATATTGATGTCAATGATAGTTTCTTGAATGTATCTAAGGATTTCACTGACCTTAACAACTATTACTACAAAATATCTGACGTTTATGATGACGCATCTGGTAGACCAATATCACCAGACTTCCCTTCTGGAAATGTAGATATTGAGCCTGTTATTGATGAGACTAGAATTGTTGGACCTAAGGGTGGTTCTGTAGGTATTAATTCTATTCGTTCTGGTGATGGTGTAACTGGTAATACTACTATTACTGTTGAGACTGTTACTGCTCTTACAGGACTCACAGTTGATATGCCATTACGTATCGAGGGTGTTACTGCGTCTGGATACAATGGACAAAGAACTGTTGCTAGTGTAGGTTCTGGTTCTACTACATTTACTTACGAAGTAGATGTGATTCCATCAACTCTATTTGAAACTCCATCTAATGCTAAAGCAGAGTTACAGGTTGATACTGTAAGTTCTGCTTCACCATATATCTTTAACTGCTCACTCCTCTCCGTATTTGGAATGGGTGGTATGAATGCTGATGGTGCAAAAGCAACTGGATTTAAGTCTATGGTTGCTGCCCAGTTCACTGGTATATCCTTACAAAAGGATCAGAAGGCATTTGTTAAGTACAATACTACTTCTGGAGTATATGATGATAGCACCACAGTAGATAATATCGCTGCTAATTCACTTGCGAGATATAAACCATCTTATAGTAACTATCATATTCGTTGTGCTAACGATGCAGTTCTACAGATTGTATCTTGTTTTGGTGTTGGATTCAATGGTCATTTCTTAGCAGAAAGTGGTGGTGACCAATCTATCACGAACTCTAACTCTAACTTTGGTGCTACTGCACTTATTGCTGATGGATTCAAAGCTGATGCTTTTGCGAGAGATGATGTAGGATATATTACACATATTATACCTCCTAAAGATATTACAACATCTGATGCCACATTAGAATTTGTATCTTTAGATGTCACTAAAACTCTTAGTGTAGGTAATACATCAAGATTATATCTTCACGACAAAACTAACGCAGACGTTAAACCCGAAACTGTATTACAAGGTTTCCGTTTAGGTGCTAAAAAGGATGATAGATTAAAAGTTCTTCTTCCTATTGCTGGTGTTACCACTGAGTATAGTGCCAGAATCATAATGAATAACACTGCATTCTCATCTGAAGAATCCAGTTCTATAAAGTCATTCACACTTGATAGGTCTGCTGTTGGTATCAATAGTATCACTAATAGTATTTTAACTCTAACTGCCGATCATAACTTCTTATCTGGAGAAAGTGTTAGGGTCATCGCTGAAAATGGTCATTTACCAGACGGTATTGAAGAGAAATTAACTTACAACGTTATTGATACAAACATTGACAGTAGTTTGGGTGCTAATCAGGTTAAGTTAGCACAAAACGAAACAGACGCACTTGCTGACAATTTTGCTACTCTTAATAATAAGGGTGGTATTATTACTATTGAGTCTAGAGTTTCTGATAAACTTGCTGGTGATGTAGGTCATCCAGTTCAATATGATACTGGAGAGAAGCAGTGGTATGTAAACGTTGCTACGGCTGCTACAGAAAATAATATTTTCTCTACTGTTATTGGATTCTCTACTGCCATAGGAACTAACACTCCTAGAAGTTATATTAGTAGAAGATCTGATGACAGATCACAACAGGATACCTTATATCGAGCTCGATATGTAGTTCCTGCTGGTGTATCTTCTGCACGTCCTCCTATTGATGGATATGTAATTCAAGAAAGTTGTAGTGACATTGAAACTACAGCAAATATTCAGTTAGTTACTCTTACTAATGCTGTTCAGCAGCGTAATGAGAGATTCATTGCTGATGCAAACTATAACAGCACCACTGGTATTGCTACCATTACAACTGAGATTCCACACAATTTAGAAACTGGTGCTGAGGTTCAAATACTTAATATTGTAAGTTCTAATAATACGACTGGTGTTGGAACATCTGGATACAACTTCAAGAAAGAAGTCACTGGTATTGTTTCTGATAGGTCATTCTCAATTGCTCTATCTGATGACCCAGGTACATTTGATAATGACACTAGTACAAGGACCATCAATCTTCCATACTTCAAGAAGAAAAACTATGCAACTAATTTCTATACTTATAAATCTACAGAAATTAAGAAGCATGTTAAGGATCAACAGGATGGTGTTTATCACTTAACAATATTAAATTCTTCTAACAGTCCTAATATAAGTCCATTTAGCACTGAGAAATTCTCTCAGAATGTCATCGATTTATTCCCACAGATTGATAGGGATAATATTGATTCTGATCCAGATTTTGCAAGAAGTTTTGCTACACCTGATAATATTGGTGAAGTATTAACTAATGATCTTAAAAAATCAGTAACTAAAGAAAATCTCATTAGATTTGGACGTGATTCTAAAGTTGGACTTGGTATTACTGATATTGTTAGTGATATTGTAGTTGGCACTTCTCATACTATACACACAGATAGGGATCACGGATTATTTGGTGTCAAATCAGTTGGACTTGGATCTACTGGATTTGGATATGGTAGTGGTGCTGCTGGAACTCTTTATAACGCAACTTTAACTGCTATTGGATCTTCAACAGTTGGAAAGTCTGCTACTGCTGAGGTTGATGTAGATGCTATTGGTGGTATCACTTCTATTCGTATCATCAATCCTGGTTCTGTATTTGCTATTGGTAATACAATGGCAGTTACTGGTATTGCTACTACGACAGGATTTGTTCAAGGTACAGTAGAAGTTCTTTCTCTCTTTGATAACACTAATGATTCTATTGAAGTTTTAGGTGTCACATCTAATACTTATAGTTCACGTAATACAAACTATCAAGTTACTGGATACACTGTAGGTGAGAGTAAGCAAGTACAGGTATCAACTGGATCTTCTTTGACAGGTATTGGTGCTGCGAGTACCACAGGTATTGGAGCCACGGCATGTGCTCGTGCAATGATGTTTAATGCTGGTCCTGGTATTGGTATTACATTCTTTGAATATGATCATTTAAGTGGTATTGCAACAGTTGGTTCTGGTAATACTGCTCATGGTGTTGCTGTTGGTAATGTTCTTAACTTCACTGGTACTGCTAACACAGCATATGCTGGTAACTTTAGAGTAACTGAGGTTGTGGGAGTGACAACATTCAAGGTTACTCTTGGTATTGGTACAGAGTCTCCAACAGAGACAGGATTTGGAACATTTATTGCACTTAAGAAAGGTTACGCTGCAAATGATGGTGCTATCTCATTGGAAAATGAGAATCTAAGTTCTAGAATGGTTCCAATCCTCTCAGGTATTACAACTACCTTGAATGCTGCGGTGTCTACTAAGACTGGAACATCTGTTGAGATTACTAACTCCTTCAATAGTGGAATACAGCAAGGAAATTATGTTCAGATTGATGAAGAGATAATGCGTGTTGCAACTGTTCCTGTTGGGGGAACTAACGCAGTCACAGTGTTAAGAGGACAACTTGGAACTAGACGCTCTACTCATGTAGATGGTTCTGTTGTTAAGGTTGTATCTCCGATTGCTACAGAATTTAGAAGGAACTCTATTCTACGTGCATCAGGTCATACATTTGAGTATGTTGGATTCGGGCCTGGTAACTACTCAACTGCATTACCAGATAAGATTGATAGAGTATTGACTGATAAGCAAGAACTTCTTGCTCAATCACTTAAGAAGAGTGGTGGTGTCAATGTCTACACAGGCATGAATGACAAGGGTAACTTCTATGTTGGTAATAAGAAAGTTAACTCTACTACTGGACAAGAAGAGGTTGTTGATGCACCAATTGCTACTGTAACTGGTGAAGATTTAGATATCGCTTCTGGAACTGCAGTTGGATTGGATATTATCACTCCACTAGAAGTCACCGTAAGTCGTTCACTAAAGGTTGAGGGTGGTACAGACAGTAACATCATCTCTGAATTTGATGGTCCTGTTCTATTCAATAAGAAAGTAACTTCACTTGGTGAAGGTGGTATTGAAGCAAACTCCTTCTTTATTCAAGGTAATGCGACTGTTGCTAGAGAAGTTTCAGTTATCAATACTACTCCAACTGTAAATGGAAACCCAGGAGACATTAAGTTCTTCAGCGATCCTTCCTCTGGTGGAAGTGTTGGTTGGGTATTTACAGTTGAGAATGGATGGAGAAAGTTTGGTGATGTAAGTATGTCTGATACTGCAGACATCAGCATCTTCGATCAGGTTGGTATTGGAACTACAACACCAAATGCTAATGAGTTACAAATAGGTTCTGGTTCTACAGTTATCGTTTCTGCTGCTGGATCCTTAGGTGTTGGTGTTACATCTCCAGTGTTTAAGTTGGATGTTTATGGTGGTATTCAAGCGACTGGTATTATCACTGCTTCTCAATTATTTGGTGATGGTTCTAATATTACAAACTTACCTGCTGACTCTGAGTGGACTAGAACTGATGCTGGTATCAATACAGTATCAACGAATGTGGGATTAGGAACTACAAATCCTGAATTTAGTTTAGAAATTAAGGGTGGTTCTACAGGTAATAGTGGTGACCTTTATGTAGAGGGTGATTCACAATTTGTTGGAGTTGCTACACTTGCAACTGTTAGAGCAACAGTTCTTAGTGCTACAGATGTTAATCTATCAGATTCTGATGGAAGTATAGTTGTTGGAGTACAGACAGTTAATGGTGAATTTTATGTTGGTGCAGGTGGTACTGCAATACATCATGAGAATGGTAAGGTTGGTATTGCATCTTCTTCCCCTGATAATCAGGCCACCGTTGATATTGGTGCAAGAACAAAACTAAATGATTACTATGAGAAAGTCACGACGGTTACTTCTACCTCTGGTGTTGTTACATTAGATTTAAGCAAGAGTAGAGCGTTTGATCTTACTACTTCAGAAGGAATTACGGAGTTTGTTCTTTCTAATAGACTAGATAGTGACGATTACACCACATTTACTCTGAAGATACAACAATCTTCTACTGCTTATCCTGTTGGAATTAACACCTTCAAGCAGACTTCGGGTGGTACTCCAATTCCTATATCATGGAGTGGTGGAATTACTCCTTCAGTCGTTAGTGTTGGACTTAAGACGGATATCTATAGTTTCCAAACATTTGACGGTGGTGCTTCACTTTATGGCGTAGTTGTCGGACAGAACTTCTCATGAGTCAAAACTTTAGTAGGGGATTAGAGAATGAGTATCTAGTTCCCTATATCTCATTCACAACTCATCCCCAAAGTGGTAGCATTGTTGGTGGAGGAACCACTACTTTAACTGCAGTTGCTGCGGCTTCTACAGGTATTGGGTATTTTAATTATAGATGGTATCAGGATGATATTTTAAATGGTGGTATATCAACAGCATTGTCTGGGGTTACCACTACAAGAAGTTATACCTTAGATTATGCTGGTGATAATCTTTCGAGAGTTGTAAATTATAAGGTTAGTGCAGAATGGGTTCCTGAGAATCCAGATTTAATTGTTTCACATGGTACACCAGGTGTAGGTGCTACTGGTGTAGGTTTAGGACAATCCATTAGTGGTAATTCTCCCTCAGGAGAAACATTTTCTAATGTTGGTGTGGTTAGTGTAGCACCAGCAATTACCGTTAATCTTGTTGCTGTTGGGGTACAACCTTTAGGATTTAATACTTCCTCTTACAGTTTATCAAGAACTCTTAGTGTGAGTGCAACTATATCTAATGGGGATAATGGTAATTTATCTTACCAATGGAAGAATGCTGGTACTAATGTGTCTGGAGCAACTTCTAGTTCTTATACATTTACTCCAGGACATGTAGGATTGAATACTTATACGTGTTTAGTTTCATATCCTACTGATGAATTGGTTTCTTCTGTAACTAGTGACAGTATAACTGATAATTCTACAGAACTAACAAAGACAATTAGATTGGAATATATGCCAGCTGGTGGAGAAAAAGTCTCCAGTAGCACTGACTATAAGATTTATTCTGAAGATGTTGATCTTGAAGATTATGCTAATGGATTTAAAATTGACTTAAATCATGTGCAAGATGTAATTTATAATGCAGGTTCTCGTAATACATCTGTGTATGCATGGGAGAATTATTATTATGTCAGTATGTTTGCAATAGATGATGATATTACTGTTGACTTAGAACTTGGTGGTGCAAAAGGTGCAGACTCAGGAGCTGGTGTAGAAAAGTTTGGTGGAGAGGGTGGATGGATGGTTATTCAGGGAACTATGGAGAAGGAGAGAGAATATGTTGGAATTGCGGCCACAAGTCTGAGGGAAACTAAAAGACCTGCCACTGCGGTTTATGAAACTGGAAGTGTTATTGGTATAGTTGGGAATGGTGGTAGAGGAGGAAGTAATGGAAAAGGTGGAGATGGTGGTGCTGATAGTGCTGGTACTCTTGATGGAGGAGCATATTTTTCTCCTAACACTTTACCTACAGAAGGAACTGCTCCTACAGCAACAGTAAGGGGAACAGCATCTAGATGTCCAAAAGGAAGTAGTTTTTATCAGAATCGCTATGGTGCTTGTGAAACATTTACTAGTAAACTTAGAGACCCTGATGGAGTAGAGTATCCTGTTGCAACTAATAGTAATAATACAGAGATTACTCGTGGATTTAAAGTAACAAACTTATATCTTGATAATGGAGCTCATGATGTTTTTGATACCACCAATGGTACTGGTGGAGCAGGTGCTGAAGGTGGTGGTAGAAATGTATCGGCTGGTGGAGGAGGTGGATCAGGATATTATGGAGGTAATTGGACTAAACTTGCTTCAGTCACAGGTGGTAATGATGGTGAGACTCTTAGGACTTGGACTTATGGAACCAATCTAACTCAAACTCCATTACTCACAGATAATTATGGTACTGGATATATTCGTATTTTTGGTAGACGTGGTAGTGCTGGAAATAATCCTTTGGTTACAAGTAAGAATGCAAGTATTGTAAGAAATCCTGCTTCATTGACAAGAAGTGGACTCTTTCTTGATTTAACATCTTGGGCTAGCACTGAAGAGGTATTAATAAGAGGAACAGTTGATGTTACCAGTACAAACTCTTCGGTGATTCAATACTTAACTAGTGGTGGTACATTTTCATATGCATTCCAAGGAAATAGTGATGAGTTCTTGTCAGATATGGGAACCACTGTCATGACAATAAATAAAAATTCTGGAACAGTTGATCAATGGTTAGCTGGTGGTGCATTTTATCAATTCCGTACCACGAATCAGACTTCTCCAGAAAATGGTTCTGGAATTTATCAAGGTGGAGAAAATCAAGGAGGCAATGCAGGTGTAGCATCAGGTGGAGAATTTAATATTACACTTCATGATTCTGGTTCAAGTGGTGGACCTAATAATACTGGTGCTAATGCAGATTTAAGAGTAACTTGGAGTATTAGAGGCGAACGATAAACTTCTATAAATAATAGTGCAAACAGGGGGGATAGTGAACTCCAATGGCGGTTAATAGGAATTTTGTAGTTAAAAATGGCCTTACGGTCAATACCAGTCTCCTGTTTGTTGATAGTGCGACTAATCGGATAGGTATCGGTTCTACCGTACCATCTACTGTTTTAGATGTTATTGGTGGCATTGCTGCTACTGATTTAATATTAACAGGTGTTAGTACAATATCAGGTGCTATCTTTGGTGATGGTGGCGTTGCTGCCGTTCAAATTGGATCTGGTATATCAATTGCAGGAATTACAACTCTCGCTGGCAGTGGTGGAATTACTACCACTGGTGGCGATTTTTATGTTGGTGGTGATTTATACGTTGGCGACGATGTTGAATTTGATTCAATATCAGGTAGAGAACTTAATGTCTCTGGACTTGGAACCATTGCTGAGTTTCAAGCAACAACCGCTACCGTAAGTGGTCTTACAACACTTTCATCTGCTATAATTACTGGAATTGGTACAATTCAGGAATTTAACGTTGGTACTGGTGGAACAGTTCTTTATGCTGATCAAGAAGGTACAATTCGTTTAGGTTCTGCAACCACATCCGCCACAGTGACATTAAATGGAGGATCTATTCCTTCAGTTGGACTCGTAATCGCTCTAGGCGGTTAATAAATAATCTCAACACGTAAAAAACAATGGCTGAGTCATTCTCAAATTCAATTACAAAAACGGTCGGAGTTGTTACTTCCTATTCTGGTAGTACAATAGGTGCTGCGGCAACTGTGATAACAGTAACGGCAAATACAGGTATTGGAGTTTCTGACTTAGTGATTAATCAGAATTTTACTGGTGGTACTAAAGTTGCACAGATAGAAGGAACAATAATTTATACTGACATTGCTTCAACGAACGAGTCGTCAGCATCAAGTCAGGTTGTTAAGTTTCTTGGTGTTACCACTGTATACACTTCGGCTGCATCAACGAAGAGTATTGTTATTGGTGGTACACTTACCAATAATGAAAATGGTGCTATTAAAGTCTTTGTGGAAACAAGAGATACATCTGCTGGTGTAGATGCTAATCTTGTATATAATGCCCCTATACCAGAGGGTTCATCAATGATCATCAGTGATGCTGGTAAAACTGTACTCGAAGCAGCAGATGAGCTTAGAGTTTATTGTGACACCAAAAATGGTGTAGATGTTAACTTTAGTATCCTATCAGGTGTTAGCTAATGGCTGGATATATTGGTAACAATCCCTCAGAAAGTTCTGTTCGGATTGCTAGACAAATTTATACTACAAGTGGAATTACTAGTGATTTCACGTTTACGTCTGGTTATGATGCAGGATACATTGACATATATGTAAACGGTGAAAGACAAACTGAGGGTACTAATTTTACTGCTAGTGATGGATCTACATTTACTATTTTAAATGGGGGAGTATCTACTGGATCTACTGTAGAGGCAGCTGCTTATAAATCTTTTAACGTTGCGACTGTTACTCTTGGTGAAGTAACAGACGTTGATGACTTAACCATCAGTGGTGCTCTTAATGCTGGTAGTACAGTTGTAGGTTCTGCTGTAACATCTAATCTTTCTGGTATTAACGTAACAGGTGTTGTCACTGCTACTAGTTTTAGTGGTGATGGTTCAGGATTGACAGGTGTTGCATCTACTGATAATATTACTACATCAACTCCTGCTGAATTTCAGCAGATTAATGTTAGTGGTATTGCCACAGTTGGAGTAGCAACAATATCAACTTCTATTGTTGTTGGTAGTGCTGTTACTGTAACTGCTACTGCTATTAATATTAATCCTACTGTTACTACTACTATTGGTGATAGTGGAAATGTTGATTTTAACGATGATGCCAAAGCCCGTTTTGGGACAGGAAATGACTTAAGCATATATCACAGTGGTTCACATAGTTTTATTAATGATTCAGGAACAGGTAACTTAAAGATACTTAGTTCACAAGTTGATATTCTTAATCCAGCAAGTAGTGAGACTATTGCAACATTTGCTGAGAATGGAGCTGTATCTCTCTACTATGATAATTCCAAAAAATTTGAGACGAGTAACGATGGAACGGTAACGACTGGTATTGCTACTGCAAGTAGTTCAACTGTGACTGGTGATGCTAGTAACACTACTTCTGCTATCGGTCAAAACTGGTACAACAATAACTCTGGTGAAGGTTATTTCCGTCATGTAGGTAATGCATCTTATCAAGATTATCATTTTTCATTGCATAATGGCAGCACTAATAAAATGTGCCTTAAATTTGAGGCAGACGATCAATCAGTAGAGTTATATAATGGTGGATCCAAAAAATTTGAGACTTTTGACGGTGGAACGCTAACAACTGGTATTGGTAGTTTTAGTACACAAATTAATATAAACACTAACGGTTCATCTATTGCTGAGAATAATCTTAATTTTGCATGTTCTGGAATAGCATATATTGATCACAGAACAACTGGAAAGGATATAACATTTAGGATGAGTAATAGTTCTGCTCTTGACACAAATGCTATTATCATAGGAGCATCAGGTATAACTACATTCTCTGATACTCCTCATGATGATAAAGGTGATCTACGTTCTATACCTCAAAATGTTCAAACAAGTGCTTATGTTATTACAGCTAGTGATGCAGGAAAACATATAAGAACAGATTCAAATGTCACTCTAAATAACAGTACTCTTGGTGTAGGTGATGCTGTTACAATCGTGAACTATGGTTCTTCTGATATAACAATTACGCAAGGCTCAGGAGTTTCATTGCATTTAGCAGGAAATGGTACAGGTAATCAAGGTGATAGAACTTTAGTAGCTACTGGTATGTGTACGATTCTTTATGTTGGTAGTAGTCAATATTTTGCGTCAGGTGCAGGATTAAGTTAAGGAGATTAAATTATGACACCTATTCAGCAGATTCTCCTTGGTGGAGGAGGAAGCAGTAAAAAATATGTTGATGAAGTATTTTCAACGTATCTTTGGTTTGGTAATGAAACTGCTAGAACTATTCCAACTGGAGTTGATAACACTAAGGGTGCATTAGCTTGGGTGAAATCTAGAAATGATACCCATCAGCATCATCTTGTAGATACTGCTAGAGGTGCTAATTTGATGATTTCATCAGATTCTGATAGTGATCAAGCATCAGTATCTAATCGTATTACTGGATTTACTAATAATGGTTTTACCATAGGTAGTGCGGGACAAGTTAATGGAACAAGTTCTTACGAATATCTTGGATGGAATTTCCGAGAGGCAAAGGGATTTTTTGATATTGTTACCTACGCAGGGACGGGTACTCAAACAACCGTATCTCATAATTTAGGTTGTGCTCCTGGATGTATAATGGTCAAACGACTAGATGATCCTGCTCCTTGGGCAGTGTGGCATAGAGGATCTGCAGAAATTGATGCAACTAATACACTGAATTTGAACCTTAGTAGCAGTGCATCAACTAATAATACTTATTTTGATAGTGGTTCTACTCCTCCAACCAGTACCGATTTCACTGTTCATACTTCAAACCGTGTTAATCAAAATGGAGCATCTTATGTAGCTTATGTTTTTGCAGGAGGAGAGTCCACAGCCGCTACTGCAAGGTCTGTTGATTTTGATGGTAATGATTATTTAAGTGTTGGATCAAGTAGTGATTTTACTTTAGGAACTAATAATTTTACTTTAGAAACGTGGATATATCCTGAAAGTTGTACTCAAGATGTCGGTATCCCAGACCCTAGATCTGCTAATACAAATGCAGTTCAATGTATGTTTGGTTTTAATAGTTCATTGCAGCTATTCGTTTATGTCAATGGTGGTTTTTTAATTTCACCTTCTAGTAGTACTGCTATGACGGCATATCAATGGCAGCATGTTGCATATTGCAGAAGTGGTAGCACTGGAAAAATTTATTTAAACGGAATAGAAGTCGCATCGGTTACAGATAATAATAATTATGTGCAGGCTAGTGCTGCCTATGCTTGGCATGCTTATCAAGGGGCAACATTTGTTGGCAAATTATCTAATGCAAGGATAGTTAACGGAACAGCAGTTTATACATCATCATTTAGACCACCAACTGAACCATTAACAAACATAACTAACACAAAACTTTTATGTTGCAATAATGCTTCAGTTACAGGTTCAACTGTAACCCCTGGAACGATTACCGCTAATGGTGATCCAGCAGCAAGTCAACTAAGCCCTTTCGATGACCCTTCTGCTTTTACGTATGGAGACAGTGGTTCAGAAGGCATAATCAAGTGCGGTAGCTATATTGGAAATGGATCGACTGACGGACCAGAGATTAATATAGGTTGGGAGCCGCAGTGGGTCTTGGTAAAGGGTAATGGTGGTGGTGACTGGCAACTAAACGATAGTATGAGAGGTGTTGTTACTGATGGAAATGACGCTAGGCTTTGGGCAAATTTAACCAATGGAGAAAGTTCATCTATTGATAGACTTGAATTCTCCTCAAAAGGGTTTAATTTAACAGGTGATGGAAGTGACTATAACGGTAATGGAAATACTTATCTCTATATAGCTCTGAGACGCAGCGATGGATACGTTGGTAAGCCTCCCGAACTTGGTACGGAGGCATTCGCTATGGATGTGGGTAGTAGTAGTTCTACTATTCCTAATTATGATAGTGGATTTCCTGTTGACTTTACATTACAAAATTCACCTGCAGCTGGAAACAATTGGAGATTGATGACAAGGTTAACTGAGTCTAAACAACTTAGAACAAACGATACCACTGCTGAAAGTACTTATGCTGCTGCTGGTAAATTTGACAGTAATGTAGGATATTCTGAAGATGCCGATGGTAGTGGTTCGCAATCATGGATGTGGAAACGCAACGCTGGTTGTGATGTGGTGTATTACGATGGCCAATCAGACGTTTTAAGAGTACCGCACAACCTTGCAAAAACTCCAGAAATGATATGGGTCAAGGCTCGTACGGGAACTGCTGCACATCTTCAAGCATGGAAAGTGTACCACGAAGGCTTAAATGGAGGTACAACGCCACAAAATTATTACTTAAATTTGAATAACACTAATTCAGAGGGTACTAGTGCAAACACTTGGAATAACACCGCACCTACTTCTACTCATTTCACTCTAGGTAGTGGAGATGCTGAAGTTAACTATGCTAATTATTCATATATGGCTACGCTCTTCGCCAGCATTGAGGGTATTAGTAAGTGTGGCTATTATACAGGAAATGGTTCAACTTCAGGTCATCAGATTACTCTTGGATTCCAGCCCAGATTTTTAATTGTTAAGGATGCAAGTCAAAATGGTAATTGGAATGTGTTTGACACTACGAGAGGTTGGAATGGTAGTAGTGATTGGATAATGCTTCTAAACGCTACAAATGCCTCTGCAAATATTGGAGGATTTGCTACACCTAACTCTACAGGATTTAATATAATTACTGATGGTGTTGGTAATAATAATGGAATTAACTACATATATTATGCTCATGCATAACCCCATAAATAACTAAAAAAGTCATACCATGTCAAGAGTCAAGGTAAACGAAATAACCAATAAGGTAGCGACTGGGCCAGTTGATTTTCCAGACGGAATTACTGGTGTTGCCTTGACTGTTACGGGCAACGTAACTGTGGGTGGGACAATTATTTCTGAAGACACTACTAACGTTGATAGTGTTGGTTTTATTACTGCTCGTGCTGGATTAAATGTAGGGCCTCCTGCTACAGGTATTGGTGCTACTATTCATTCTAATGGTAATGCCGTATTTGCAGGTATTACTACAGTTGGTGGTGATTTCTCAATAGCAGATAAGATAATTCATACTGGAGATACAAATACTGCGATAAGATTCCCTTCTGCTGATACAATTACAGCAGAAACTGGTGGTAGTGAAAGACTTCGCATCACATCAGCAGGTAATGTTGGTATAGGAAGTGATATACCAGGAACAGAGTTTGAGGTTCTTGGTTCTGGAACCGTTGCAAACTTTAAAGGAACTGGTGGTAGTTGTTTTATTGGATTAACGGATGTAGATGCTGGTGTAGGTGTAGGATATATTGGAAGTGATGGTGGTGATTTATTATTCCAGACTCCTGGTAGTAGTTACTCTACAAAACTTCGCATTACATCATCAGGTAGTGTTAATTTCAATAATGGTGAATTAATAGAGAATTGTAACGTAACTGCAGGTAAGTTAAGCGATAATCAGACAATCAACCTTGATAATGGTATGGTACATTTGTTTACCACTACCGAAACAACAACAGCAACTCC